GTATCAATTGCATTCCATCCACTATCGTTAGTAAAATCAGATTTATATCTCATAGGTATCCCTTGGTAAGTTATGAAGAATCTTTAAAATTACATGAAGAATTACATAAGAAAAGAGTTTTTCTTGGTAACTCAATTAAAGATCATTTAAATAATATAATAGAACTTGTTGATATTTATAATGTGAAAAGCGTTTGTGATTATGGATGTGGAAAAGCACATTGTTGGATAAAGACGAATCTAAAAGAAACTTTAGGATTAGATGAAGTTATATTATATGATCCATGCTATGAGATATATAAGAAGTTTCCAGATAAGAAAGTTGATATGATTATATGCACTGATGTGATGGAGCACATACCAGAAGATTCTGTTGACTATGAATTGAAAAGAATATTTGATTTAACAGATGGAGTTATTTATTTTTCAATATCATCTGTATTGTCTAAAAAACAATTGAAAAAAAATGTAAATGCTCACTTGACAGTTAAAGATCAAAAGTGGTGGTATAATAAAATACAAAAGCATGTAAAAAATCATATAGTGAGAGGGATAAAATATGATCCAAATAAATTGGAAGGGTAAAATTGGTTACGGTGATATAGTTTCACCACTATGTTATGCTCATATTATTTCAAAGAAAAATGATTGTGATGTTGAATTGAATATGCATTGGGAACACGAAAGAGGTGAAAAGTTTAAAGATAATGATATTGAAACCATAGACTCTAGAATGGAGTATCTTTATCAAATAGTTAAACCAGTTAAAAGATGTGTTACTTTGAATCATAGGTTTAATGAAAAGATAAATTATAATCATAGTAATTATGATGATAGTGATAAATTTCATAATGTTTGGTATATGGAAGAAAAGTGGAAACAAGGTGATTATATTGTATTAAACACGACAGAAAAAAATCACCAACAATTTGAAGATTATGAACCAAGAAAGGTCTGGAAAGATCCGATTGGAAAGGATGGATTTTTTGAGATTGACAAGACACTATCTAAAAGATATAATATTATTAAAGTTGATTATTCTATGAAAACAGAAGATGTTATAAATCTTTATAAAAATTGTTATGCAGCAGTTGGTTATCACGGTTCAACTATGTGGTTAGCAAAATATGTAGGTTGTCCTATGGTTATATTTTCTGGTAAAAGGAATCTTACTCAATTTAGCTTTCCTTGGTCTGTTGTATTAAATGATTTAAAACATTTTAGTTTAGAAGATAATGTACAAGGCAGTAAAATTAAAATGGAATTATTAAAAGATGAATATAGAAAATATATCCAAACCAAAAATATTCATAGGTTACGATCACAGAGAACATGAAGCATATGAAATTTGCAAATATTCTCTTACTAGATTGGGTTACTATGATTTTGAAATAGTTAAACTTCGTTCAGAAGATATATCAGAATATAACAGAAACACTGGTGAACCACAATCTACAGATTTTACATTTACTCGTTTTTGGCTTCCATACTTATGTAATTATAAAGGATTTTCTATTTTTGTGGATTGTGATTTTTTATTCTTAAAAGATCCTATTGAGATGATGAAAGAGATTGATAAAAATAAAGCAGTATCAGTTGTAAAGCATCCAAGATATATTCCTAATAGTAAAATTAAAATGGATGATATACAACAAAATACTTATGATAGAAAAAATTGGTCTAGTCTAATGGTATTTAATAATTCTCACATTTCTAATAAAACATTTTTACAACCAAATAATTTAAACACACGTGTTCCAGGATTGCATTTTCATCAGTTTAAATGGTTGAACGATGATGACATAGGAAACTTATCTATCAAGTGGAATGTTCTTGATGATTACTATTATATGAATAGAAATGAAATAGGTGCTATTCACTATACAGATGGTGGTCCTTGGTTCAAAGATTATAAAAAAACAATGTATTCTGATATATGGAGAAAAATGAAAGATGAGTTTCGTAACACCGAAGAAAGGTATAACTTGGTATATTAAGTGGGGAGCAAGTATTATAATTTTATTTGCTGTTGCTTGTAGATCTGTTGAAGAAGTTCCAAGAATTTATGATATTATTTTTAGTTTTATTGGATGTTCAGGATGGTTTATTGTAGGCTTTATGTGGAATGATAGAGCACTGATGGTTCTTAATTCCATTCTAGTTTTTATGTTATTACTATCATTATTGAGGTTTATTTTTAGTTGACAAATGATTTTTCATATGGTATAAATATACTTGTGATTGTTTGAGGCAATCTTGAAACTAGACAGGACAGCGGGGCAGTACCGCTGCCGTCCACCATAGACACATAGAGGATAAAATGATCGAATTTATTATTAAGTTTTTTGGTAAAAAATATATTGGAGATATGAGTCAACATAGACTTCATACAACGAAATATGAAGACCTATGTATGTAATATGTATCTATGATGGGCGGCAAATAGGATCGACTGATAGTGTAGGGAAAGTTTAGATCACCGGCATGATACCACCGTTATCGGGTCCGTTAAATAGTTGCAAACGATAATGCACCTCTTGACTATGCTCTAGCAGCCTAGTCTGGGTCCGGTGGGAACCTGGAAACAGAATCCCACCACTTAACCACGGAGATTGTTATGAAGAATATAAATTTAAATGAAAATTTTAGTCATCAAAATATTCTAAATGAAATACAAAAATATTGTATTGATAAAAAACTTGAATATATTGATGGTGTAGTTTCTTGGTGTGAACAAAATAATGTTGAGGTTGAACTTATTGCAGGTTTAATCAAAAAAGATCCAGTTATGATGTCAAAACTTCAGTATGAAGCAGAAGAATTGAACATTCTAGAGAAACCAAAAAGACTTCCCCTTTAATGACACCATTTGAAGCATTTTCAATGTACATTGCATTGAAAAATCACTTCACTCAGAAGAGGTTTGACTACCTAAAATACAATGGTAAGTCACGAATGACTCAAAAATCATTCGAAAAAAGAAAAGATAAGATATTTTTTCAGAAGTTAGCAAAACACGAAGATGTTCAAGGTTTCCTTATTGCTAATTTTATCAAAAATCCCAAAAGTTGGATCAAAGAACTTGTCTATTCTGAAGAATCAGAGAGAGAATATAGGTCTTGGTTGAAGAAACAACAGTCTTTGACTTATTTGTTTAAGCAAGACCTATCAAAACTTGATGATGACTTCAATCAAAACCTAAAAATAGAGCAAAATCAACACCCAATAGTGTTAAAACTGTATTTGGGTAACAAAATATCGTTAGAAACACTCTGTATACTGATTAAAATGACAAAAACTGAAAAATATTTTCATAAAAATCTAAAAGATGAACCAATATGGGAAGAAATTGAGTTAAAAATTAAAAAATACACACCATTTATTCAGTATAATGAAGAAAAATTAAAGAAAATAGTCCTTGACTACTTTAAATGATTATGTTATATATAATCTTGACTCAAATGAGTCATATTCAACACTCAAACACTCAAACACTCGAAAGGAAATACTATGGACTTCTCTAAATTGAAAAGTATGTCTGGAAAAAAGTCAATGGAAGCTCTTAATGCAGAACTTTCAAAGATGGCAAACCAAGACAGTGGTAAAAAAGGTGCAGATGAACGGTTTTGGACTCCTACAGTAGATAAATCAGGTAATGGCTACGCTATTATTCGTTTTCTACCACCTCCAAGTGAAGAGGATGTTCCTTTTGTTCGTCTTTATGACCACGGTTTTCAAGGACCAACTGGACTTTGGTATATTGAAAACTCTCTAACAACAATTGGTAAACCAGATCCAGTTTCTGAGTATAATTCAAAACTATGGAACTCTGGTGTAGAGTCTGATAAAGAGATTGCTCGTAAGCAAAAACGTCGTTTGCACTTTATTAGTAACATTTATGTTGTCACTGATTCTGCAAAACCAGAAAATGAAGGAAAAGTATTCCTTTACAAGTATGGTAAGAAAATCTTTGAAAAACTAAATGAAGCTATGAATCCACAGTTTGCTGATGAAGAGTCAGTAAACCCATTTGATTTATGGAATGGTGCAAATTTCAAACTCAAGATTCGTAATGTAGAAGGATATCGTAACTATGACCGTTCAGAGTTTGATTCTCCATCTGCTTTGAGTGAAGATGATTCTGAACTGGAACGTATCTGGAAATCAGAAAATTCTTTGCAAGAGTTTGTAAATGAATCCAATTTTAAGTCCTATGAACAGTTGAAGGATCGTCTTATGCGGGTTCTTAATATGGAACAAAAACAAGAACCAGTATATCGTCCAGAGACGGATATTCCTGAAACTAAACAACCTGAATTTTCTAATACTGATTATCAGGTTACTAGTAATAACGACGATGATGATGAATCATTGGAGTTTTTTCAAAAACTGGCAAATAGCTAAGTTTAAGGGGA